CAGATACATTCACGACTGTGCAGGGCAAGGAGTCATTTGAACAGATACAAGGGGCGTGGCTGATTGAAATGGCAGAGCTTTCAGGTCTTAAGAAAGCAGAAGTAGAGTCAATCAAGCACTACATATCAAAAAGAGAAGATATGTTCAGGCCGGCGTATGGTAGAACAGTAGAAACATATAAAAGGCAATGCGTATTTTTTGGTACTACTAACAACAAAGATTTCTTACGTGACCCGACAGGAAATAGACGATTTATGCCTATAGACGTAAGGCCAGAATATGCTACAAAGTCTGTAAATGATGACCTTACACAAGATGAAATAAATCAAATATGGGCTGAAGCATATCAACTATATTTGGCAAAAGAGCCTTTATACCTCGTTGGTGATGAAGATATAATTGCTAAGATTGAGCAACATAAACACTCAGAAGCAGATGAGCGAAAAGGTATTATTGAAGAATATCTTAATACTAAATTTCCAGATGATTGGGATAAAATGGACCTGTACGACAGAAGACGTTGGCTTGAAGACCCATTGTCTAAAAACGGTACAGTACAAAAAGATTTTGTCTGCATTGCTGAAGTATGGTGTGAGTGCCTCGGCAAAGATAAGACAGAAATGTCAAGATATAATACAAGAGAGATTAATGAAATTCTTAGGTCAATGCCTGAATGGGAAGCTATAACATCCACTAAGAACTTTCCTTTATATGGTAAACAGAAATACTATAAACGTAAAGATAGCTTATTATGATAGCAAATTTTTATAAAATGCAATACGGAAATTACCGTAATTCTGTGCTTCTTGTAACAAGAAATATAGAACATATTCCATCTGTCAAAACGGTTGTTATATGCATTGGCCAAAAGTTTTGTGTTGACAGACTGGAATTTAATTTGGATAAGTGTGAGTATAACATTTATATGGCCAGGTTATGAAATATGTAATACTAAGAGTTGTATGCAAATTCTCCGATGGTTCTTTAAGAACAATAAAATATGATGAAAACCATGTAACAGAAGAGAATGCTTGCAATGATGTAGCCCAATTCAAGAAAAATCTTAAAGATAAGCTTAACCGGTCATTGCAAATACTTGGAGTAACTGTAAGTTCAATAAATTTAACTTATGAAGAAAGAGACGGTAGACAGTGAAAAAGTTGTAGAGCACAAATTGGTTGAGCTTGTTAAGATAAATGGTGGCATGTGTATAAAACTGCTGTGTGACCAACTTATAGGCTTACCAGATAGAATGTGCTTATTTCCAGGCCATAAAATAGTTTTTGTGGAATTAAAAACAACTGGACGAAAGCCTAAACGCATACAGGCATATATGCACAATAAGCTTAGAGCTTTAGGCTTTAGAGTTGAAGTGATAGATACAGTAGAAAGTGTAATAAACTTTGTAGATGATATTGTATTAAACAGATGAAAGAAACAGATTTACATAAATACCAATTAGCTTGCGTGCAGCATATAATCGAGCATCCATTTTGCGGTGTATTTGTAGATATGGGCCTTGGCAAAACCATATCAACTCTTACTGCTATAAATTATTTGATGTTTGATTATTGTGAAGTTAATTCTGTATTAGTTATAGCTCCAAAACGAGTGGCTGAGTCAGTTTGGCAAGAAGAAGCAGAGAAATGGGAACATACAAAGCATTTGTGCTTTTCTAAGATTATAGGTACTGCTAAACAGCGAATAGCAGCTGTTATGGAAACAAAAGCTGATATTTATATTATATCAAGAGATAATGTTGCATGGCTTTGTGCTTTATATGGCGGAGGCAAATTACCTTTTGATATGGTAGTAGTTGATGAGCTTAGCAGTTTTAAGTCTTATAAATCAGAGCGTTTTAAGGCATTACGCGGCGCAAGGCCTTATCTTAAAAGGTTAGTAGGACTAACTGGTACACCTGCTCCAAATGGACTTATTGATTTGTGGCCTCAAATATATCTTATGGATAGAGGCGAGCGCCTTGAAAAGACAATATCCAGATATAGAGAAAGGTATTTTCGGCCAGGTCAAACGAATGGTCATGTCGTATATTCATACGATTTGATGAGTGACTCAGAATATCTAATACATAAGAAAATAGAGGATATTTGCATAAGCATGAAAGCCGATGATTATCTTGAAATGCCATTTAGGACAGATAACTATATAAAGCTTAGAATGCCTGAAGCTCTAAAGAAGCAATACGATGACTTTGAAAAGAATAAAGTGCTTGACTTAATAAGTGCTACTGAAACGATTGAGCAAGAAGACGAAAATGGTAATTCAGTATTTGTTGAAAAGCCTGTGGAAGTAAACGTAGTCAATGCCGCTGCCCTTTCAAATAAATTACTTCAATTTGCTAATGGAGCTATATATGATGAAGAAAGAAATGTGTTTCCAATTCATGATATTAAGCTTGAAGCTCTTAAGGAAATAATCGAAGATGCAAATGGCCAATCTGTGCTTGTAGCATGGACCTATCAATTCGATAGGGATAGAATCGTGGAATATCTTAAAAAATATAAGCCAAGAGAGCTTAAAAACAATAAAGATATTGAAGACTGGAATGCTGGTAAAATACAAGTTATGTTGGCACATCCAGCATCAGCAGGTCATGGGCTTAATCTTCAAGCAGGAGGTAGCATAATAGTTTGGTTTGGGCAAACATGGAGTCTTGAATTATATCAGCAGTTTAATGCTCGATTATATCGCCAGGGACAGCAAAATCATGTTGTTATAAACCATTTAATTTTGCAAGGCACTCATGATGAAGACGTAATCAGAGCACTTAAAGCAAAAGATAAAAAGCAAAATGCCTTAATGGATAGCATAAAAGCAAAAATTGACAAATATAAAAAATTTATGTAATATGGGACGTAATGGAAAACAAGCTCCGGTATTTCCGGAAATGGTAAAATTTGTTAACGATAATGTTGGCAAAGTAGTAAGTTCAAAAGAAATTTTGCTTGGTAAAGAGCCAGGTAGAAACTCAGAAACCGCATATCTTTATAAGTTTGTAAAGCTTGGATATGTAGAGCCTGTAGACGATAATAGTTTTGTGAAAGACAAAACAGCAAGCTTTAAGGTAATAAAAGAATTTCCTAAACATTACAATTCTGTTATGCTTATGGATGAACTGAGAGTGGCAAATGGGTATATACCAGATAATCATAAACGTAAAGTATATTGATATGAAAGCAACAGATGTACAAATAGGTGGTAGCCATTATAAAGATATGGCTATGCAACCAATAGAGCTTATAACTGCTTTAAGATGCTCTTTTATACAAGGATGCATTATAAAATATATTAGCAGGTATAGAGCTAAAAATGGAGCGCAGGATATAAAGAAATGTATTCATTATGCTCAATTAGCTATTCAGTTAGGAGATAAAAGAAGATGCAATGATAAAGCTCTCTCTCTTAATATAAATAAGTTTATTATTAAAAATAAGCTAACGATACTTCAGCGGAGAATTATTACTCAAACTGCATATAATAATTATGAGCAAGTTATTCAATTTTGCAAAGAATTACTGCAAATAGAATATCCAGAAGAGCAATAAAATCTGGCCAAGTTAAGAAGTGTTAGGTGAGTGCATTTTATAATGAAAAAATTTTCTATTCTCGGAGAAAATTAGTATATTTGCATATCTAAATAAAGATAATAAAATGGACAAGAAAAGAACCTTTCAGCAAATAGCTAAAGATATAAAGTCAACATGGCTTAATGTATATTTTGGCGCAGTGCCTTATTTAGAGGCAATGTTAACACTTGATACTTCAGACCCGAATGCTATGTATCTTTATGATACTGCAGGAGATATTGTTAGATACTTCTTAGCTAATGCTCAAACATTTAGAGGAGCGGATGCAAGAAGATTAAAAGAAGAACTTAAAAATTTAGTAATGTAATGAAGAAAATAATTATCGGACTATGTGTTATCATAGTAATACAAGCTTTATGTATTGTCTATATGAATAGTGCTATAGACCAAAATACTAAGTATATAGAAGCTTTAGAACGATATACAAAAGCTCAAATATATAAGAAAGATGCACAGCTTTATCTTATGAATTCTCAATGGAACAACCCAGAAGTTCATAAGCTATTGGCCGACTCTTGTAAAATGGATTGTATTAACTATAAAAACGGTAAATAATCATGGCTAACATCTTAGAACAAGCAAACAAGATTGTAAATGAACGCTCAGAGGAAAAAGAGCGCCAATACGGGCCGTTTCAGGCATCAATGGAAAGAGCAGCAGCTCTTTATAACTTGATGTCGCCTAAAGACCAGCAAATAACAACTGCTGGTATGTATAGAGCTATGATAGCTCTTAAGTTATCGCGTGAGGCATATAGCCACAAAGAAGATAACTTGCTTGATGCAGTTGCTTATATGGGCGCATTAAATAATTACCTTGAACTTAATAACTCAAAATAATTATGGCAAAAGTTTACAACACAACAGACTTCAGACCTGACCAGGCCTTTGAGCGTCACGTATTCTACAGAGACCAATTTGCGCATTATCTGCGATGGACTCATATCTTGAAAGAAGCCAAGATTGGCGAGTCCATTGTTGATTTTGGCTGTGGAGCTGCTAACTTGCTTGAGGTATTATACCGAAACAAGTTTAAGCAGAAAGAATATATCGGTATTGATATTCGCGAAAAAACAATTCAAGAGGCAGCTGAGAAGTATGCCAATGTACCTTGGGCTCATTTCTATGTTGCTGACCTTGTTAAAAACTACATGGATTTCAGCAAGTTTAATGCTGACAAAGTCTGCGCTTTTGAAGTGCTTGAGCACGTTGGCAAACAGAATGCAGATGCATTTTTGGAGAACTTTAAGGCTTGTGGCAATAATAACGCTACTTATTACCTTTCAACTCCAAACTATGACCCATCTGTAGGAGCAGCTGGTAATCATACTTATGACTCAGGTGATGGTCGCGGGGTTGACGTACAAGAGTTTGACCATTGGGAACTTGAAGGCATATTGTTGAAGCATTTCAGCATAGTAAAGAAGTTCGGTACATTTGCTTCGGCTAAAGACTATAAGCCACTGATGAATGATTGGCAGCAGAAAATGTTTGATGCTCTTAAAGAGTATTATGACTCAAACCTCATTGCCAATATCATGGCTCCTATGTTCCCGGATGCTTCACGTAATACTCTTTGGGTATTAAAGCGTAAGCCGGGAGATGTAAAAGTTGCTCCTAAAGTCACTGAGCAACCAAGTTTATCCGATGACGATTTAATGTAACAGATATGTTGAACTTAATTGCTAATTTGGCATCATTATGAAAAGTTTAATTTCAGTAACTCCAAGAGAGTTTAAGCGCAATTTCAATGAAGTAATGGAAATGTGCACAGATATGTGCATGACAACCAATCAGGAGATTATTATCACTGTTCCTACAAGCAGAAAGTCAAATACTCATGCAGAAATAGCCAAGCTTATTCCTGTAGAAGGAGGTATTAAGTATGAGTACAACAGAGAGCTTATGGATAAGCATGGCATTAACGCTTCTAATCCTAAGGCCGCAAAGATTGAAGCTATTATGGCTGATGCTTTTGAAAAAGAAGGAGTTTACAGCCTTATAAGTCCAGAAGTTGAACATAGACTTGCTAGAGCTGTAGAAACAGCAGTTAAGGAACTTGTTAAAATGATGTAGTCATGAAATTTGCAAAAATAAGAAATGTAAAATCCCCTGTTCGTGGGACTGGTAAAGCAGCAGGAATTGATTTTTTCGTTCCTAACTTTGGCAGTAACAAAAGCTTTATTGTAAATCCAGGAACTGATGTTTTGATACCATCAGGTATTAAGATGGAAATTCCAGAAGGATATATGCTTATGGCAGCCGATAAATCAGGGGTTGTAACTTCTAAATGGGCTTGCCTTGGAGCTGGTAGAACACCGAAAGCAGAAGCATTTGAAAGCATCGTTATCCTCGGAGCCAAGATTGTAGATGAAGATTACCAGGGTGAAATTCATATACATGTTGTTAATGTCGGCAAAGCCAAGGTCCACATTAAGCCAGGTATGAAAATAGCACAATTTATTCTTGTGCCTGTATCGTATGAAGGCCTTGAAGAAGTTTCTGAGTCAGAGCTTTTCAGCCGCTCATCTGAGCGTGGCGATGGAGCTCTGGGCTCGACTGGAAGTTATTAAATGAATTGATTTATACATTATTCTCGCGCACGATATCGCACTTTAAGTATGAAGCAAAAGATTTATATTCAGAAAAACAGGTGGGCTCTAGGACGCGCGAGAATATAACTTTAAAGATTATGGCAGAAATTCCTCAAATAATTAATACAAGCCAGTTTCTTAGGTTCGCAGCTGTATATGCTAACAAGTTCAAAGCGAATAAAGGATATGGCAGATGGCTTGCAGAGTACGAGCACATGGATAAAGCCGATATGTTTAAACCAGAAAATATAAGAGAACAGTATATAAAAATACTCAATGGCACGAGCCGGTTATCATATATATACTGGGATGCGGTACACTATATTTGTATACAAGCTCTTGATGCTGCTAAGGCTTTTGCTTCTGCAAACTCATTTGATGTTAGAGTTATAACTGGTGAAATTGCAGTGAATGATGATGACGAAGAGCTTACAGGCTTATCTATGGAAGAAGCAATAAGTATTTGCAACGCCATGAATGAAGAAGCTGAAGAATTGTTGTTTAGAGTTTATAACAGTAATACTAATAAGTTGATAGCATGACAGACAAAGAAAAAATAGCAGATGCTGCGAATAATATGGAGAATAAATATACCTGAAAACTTTTGGTTTCTCAGATTTTTAGACCAATATATGCAAGGTCATAAAGGCTTTATAGCTGGCGGTTGTTTTAAGAACATTCTCTCAAGAGAAAAAGCGAAAGATGTAGATATTTTCTTTCACAATCAATCTGATTTTGATGAGGCTGTTGCACACTTTAATAGCTTAGTTAAAGAGGGCACATGGACTTTTAAATATAGAAATAACAAGGCTTGTGCCTTTCAAGAAAAAGGCAGTTCTATGTGGGTAGAACTTATTGAATCAGTATTTGGAACGCCTGAAGATATTCTGAATAATTTCGACTTTACCATTACTAAGTTTGCATATTACAAGGAGATAGTTCCTGATAATGTGACTAGTATGCCCGCTGATGAGAGTGAAGATTTTCCTTTTGATGACAGCGATGATAAATGGCATTGGGAATATATGCTATTATATCATAGAGATTTTTTTGAGCACTTGCATCAAAAGCGCTTAGTACTAGACAACAAAATTCCTTTTCCAATATCTACTTGGGAGCGCTCATACCGGTATAAGGGTTATGGCTATAACCTCTGTAGAGAATCAAAGAAAAAGTTACTTGACGCTATTAGAAATACAACACCTAAAGATGATGAGTTATCGATGTATAATATAGAAGGATGGGATTAGTATGGGAAAAATGCAATATGGAGTATTTGACTCAGTAGGTAAATTACTAAGATACTTTAATACCTACAAACAAGCAGAAACTTTCAAAATATCAAATGGCAGAATGGATTGGCAAACAAAACAAATTTGGATAGAATGAACATAGCTTATAAAAATGCTACTGAGGCTTTTGAAGACCTATACGCTTTTATTATAGGCCAAGGAGTAAATACTAACGTCGGAACAAAAGCTGTTTACAATGTTGGTTTTTACTTACTTAATCCTCAGCAACGCATCATAACAACAGAATGGCGTAAATTCAGCGAGCGATATGCAGAGCGTGAATACGCTTGGTACATGTCATGTGATAGGAGTGTAGCTGAAATCAAAAAGTATGCTCCTATATGGGATAAAATGCACGGTGGTGACAATATTGTCAATTCTAACTATGGGTGGCAATGGACTCGCAACAATCAATTGGCAAAGTGCATTGAGCAGCTTAGAGAGAATAAAGATACTCGTCAAGCTTGGTTTACTATATTTGATGGCAAAGAAAAAGATGACTATAAGTATGATACACCTTGTACATTATCAGTCGGATTTGATATTAAGCCTCAAATAGGAACTCTTGATATGTGTGTAACTATGCGAAGCAACGATTTGGTTTATGGTTTTTGCAATGACCAATATTGCTGGACAAAACTTCAACAATTAGTTGCAGATGAACTTGGTGTACCTATTGGCACTTATTACCATTTTGCTCATGATTTGCATATATATAAGAGACACTTTGATATGCAAGAAAAGTATTATAAAGAACAGCTTAAAAAATTGGAAGAATGAAAGTAGCAGACTTAAAGGTAATTGATGTGGTACAAATGCCTCAGTTTGAAAAGCATATTGAGGCTTTGATTAAGGATTTGTACTTAACTCGTACAAAGATTATGAATGAACATCCAGATGTTCAATTCAAAAGAGGTCCCATTGAAAGATTACAAGAGAAAAAGGTATTTGGACCTAAAGCTCTTGCTGCTCTTTACGCGAAAGTAGTCGATAAGACTATAAATGCAAGCGAATATCCTTCTACACTTAGAACTTTTATTAAAGGGATAGGTGATGAAGCTTTTCATAGAACCTATCTTGAGTTAAAACAAGTAGAAGAGGGAGAAAAAGTAGAAACAATAATGGTTAAAAAGGAAGAAGATGAAAAAGGTACTTAAATTTTTATGGAGATGTGTAGGTGTACTTTATTTCCCTATATATCTATTAGCATGGGTATTGCATAAAATAGCAAGACTCATGCTTGCAATCGCATATTTTGGATTGCTTAGCAAGCAAGCTGGAAAAGATATAATCAAGTCATTATTTAAGTGGCATGGAAGATATTAAGCAATATGGAGACTTAACCGAAAAGGAACTCTTTGAATTTCTCGATGAAATTAAAAGCGATGATGAGGATATTCAAGAGGCTCAATCTGAGGCGATTGAAAAAATTACCTTGGAAGAAGAGCATGTTGAATTATCTGAAGAAGAGCAGGAAAACAGAGAGATTGAAGCTAGATATGGAGATAAAATGCCATGGGCAGGCTTGGGTC